AAAATCATACTACCAATTGTTTTTTTCTTCTTTGCAGTCAGGCAAGTTATGAACTATAACGATATATTTTGCGCCTTGTTTCTGTTGATTATTTCAATCAGCATTGCTACAACTAAAAATAACCCATAATTATTTTTATTTTGTTTTGTTTAAAAAGCCGGTTATTGATTTAATCGGTTTTTTTTGTAGCTTTACCGAATGGATAGCAATTTAATTGGTTGTTTAGCTGAATATAGATTCGCGACGATGGCAATGGAGCGCGAATTATACGTTTCCTTTCCATTATTAGATTCATCGCCTTACGATTGCATCATTGAAACAATTAACGGCCTTAAAAAGGTTCAAATTAAATCCGTGACAAAAGGTTCTGACAAAGTTCGTTGTTTTCTACGCAATAAAAAAAAGGAAAAATATTCAAAAAGTGATGTTGATTTTTTTGCCATTTGGGTTAAATCACATAATGGTTTCTATATTTTTAAGAATGACGAGGCGAAAAGTTCAATCGTTATAAACAAAGGCGGTAAATATTCAAAAAATTTTAATAACTTTGCTTTTATATAGTGTTTTCATATTTGTTTTTGTTTAAAAAGCGTTGCAATTTAATTGTGGCGCTTTTTTTTTATCTTTACAAAAATTTCTATTATGAATTTAATAATTAAAGAATCATTACTAAGGAACGGCAAACGTTATAATGAAGGCGATAAAATCGAACTTTCTGATAGCATTGCACAAAATTGGATTCAAAAAGGTTGGGCATCTAAAGTTGAAAAAAAGAAAAGCAAAATTAAAATTGAAACAAAAGAATTAAAAGTTGAATATTTAGAAAATAAAGACAATGCGACAGATCAAGATTAATTCAACAGTCGGAAATGAAATCCTAACAACTCAAAACGTAAAGGATTATGTTCGAGTTGATACGGCTTCAGATGATAATATTATTTCTGCTATGATAACGCAAGCGCGTATCTGGTGCGAAAACTATATATCAAAAGATATTGTTTCTAAAAACCGAACTTATTATTTACCAACAACAAACGGCGTTTTTGATTTGCCATTTGGCCCAGTCACAAGCATTGAAACAGTAAATGTAAACGGAACAAATACAACCGCTTTTGAAATATTGGGTTTAGACAATGAAACAATTGAACTTGATGGCGGTTCTTCGGAACACGTTAAAGTTACTTATATAACGCAAGGATTAAACGATTCGTTAATTAAACAAGCGATGTTGCAGTTAATATCAACTTATTATGACAATCGCGCTGATTTTGATTCAGGAAGTTCAAAAGAATCTGTTGAAATACCAAGCAACACAAAAACAATTTTAACATCATATAAAACAATGTTTCTGTAATGCAAGCCGGAAAACTAAATTCAAAGATTACAATAAAACGTTTGGTAAAATCGTCTGATGGTTTTGGTGGGTTTACTTCTACATTGTCAACTGTTGCATCTGTATGGTGCGATTTAAAGCAAATTAACGGCGAAATAAACGAAAAGTTTGGCAAACGTGATCACGAAATCGAAGTTGAAATTTTAATGCGTAAGAAAACGGCTAATTTGATTTTGATTGGCGATATATTTACTGTTGAAGGTGGTTCGCAAAATTATAGGATAAATGAAAAATTTGAATTCGATTTGGATTATCAAACTAAATTAATCGCAACAAAATCTAATTAATGCAAACTAATTTTATCAAAATAAATCAATCGGATATGTCACAACTGAAAAAAAAGTTGGACAATTTACGGGCCTTTGATAAAAAAACATTGTCAAATGAACTAGGGCGTTCTGCAATGGATATTGTAAGGATGGCAAAACAAAACGCTCCAGTTGACAAAGGAACGTTGAAACAATCAATTAGGTCTGAACGCAAAGGTAAAACAGTTGAAGTTATTGCCGGCGCTCATTACGCGCCTTATGTTGAATTTGGAACTGGTGGAATGGTTAAACTTGATGATATGGTTCAATTAGGTATTCCGCCAAGTTATGCGGCACAATTTAAAGGCAAAGGAATAAAAGAGGTAAATTTGCCGGCCCGCCCGTTTTTTTATAATGCGGCGCGAATAGGATTAAAAAATTTATTAGGTAGATTAAAAGGCGAACTAAACAACGCCATAAAATAAAATATATGTTAGAAGCAATTCATTATGTAAGGCGCGGAATCATTGCTAAATTAACCAATGCGGTGACAATTAACGGCTCTGTTGTACCAGTTTTTAATAGGATTCCAACTAATTCAACATATCCCGCAATCCGTGTTTATAGTTTGTCAAGCGATGAAGCTGATCAAAATCAAACTTCATTTATTAGTGAAACAATTACGCGTATAGAATGTATAACAAGGTTTTATTCGGATGATGGCGGTGAATTAGATGTGAATTTAATGGTGTCAAAGTGCCTTGAATTAGTTCGAACTCGGTCAAACGATTATATTGATTTAAGCGCCAACGGATTTAAAATTTACACAACAGTTAACGAGGGTGTGAAGTATTTACAAGATGATTTAAAAGATTATACATATTTTCGCGCTATAATAGAGATATCAAACAAAATTGAACAAACAAATGCAATAGGTGGATTACAAAGCGAATTGCAAAATGAACTCCAATCTTAAAAAATAAAAAATGGCTAAAATAACCTACACAACAAAAATTGATAATCAAACATCAGCATTGCCGGCAGTCAATAAAGTCGCGGCCGCTGATATGAATGAAATTAAAACATCAGTAAATTCATTATATGATTCAAAGGGCGGTTGGGTTGATTATGAAGATTCAGCAACAAGCGGAACGCCTATAAATTTAACACAAAACGTTTGGACTGATTTGACTAATGACAAAGCCGGAAGCGGTACTGTTACAACTTATAAGCCGTCATTTGTTACGGGTGATTTATGGAGTTCAGCAACAAATAGTTTAGTGTTTACTGAATTAGGTTCAGGAAAAATTATGATTGTAAGAAACGATTTTGATATTACTGCGGGCTCTTCAAATACTCGATTAGATGCAAGATTATATTTTCCAGATACTAATAAATCTGTTGAATTTATGCACGATAATATTGCTTCAAACAACGATTTAGTTAGGTATTCAAGAACAACTCAATTGTTTACGCATACAGATGTTTTAACAAGCGGTTGCAAGATACAAGTTAGAGTTGACAAATCAGGTTGTACGGCAACAGTAGAAAATTTTCTAATTACTGTTTTAAGTCACTTTTAAAAAATATTATTATGAGTATGGAGGATATTAAATTGGGGGTTTTTAATGGATTATCATTGATGATTAGCTTTACACACGTTGAAAACAGTTTAAAAATTATATTGTTGTTGGCATCAATTGTTTACACGTTTCAGAAGATTTACGAAGGATATAAAAAAAGAAATAGCAATGAGAAAAATAGATAAAATAATTGTACATTGTACGGCTACACAAGAAGGAAAAGAAATTTCAGTTGATACCATTAGGAAATGGCATTTAAAACGTGGCTGGTCTGATATTGGTTACCATTATATTATCGGCTTAGATGGACTTACAGAGGTTGGAAGGCCAATTGAAAGGCCCGGCGCCCACACGAAGGGAAAAAATAAAAGTAGCATTGGAATCACATATGTCGGAGGCGTAGAAGCTGAAAAACAAAATGGAAAATGGATTGCAAAAGATACCAGAACGGATAAACAAAAAATGTCACTTTTAAATCTACTTACAACATTAAAAAGTATTTACGGCGATGATGTAACAATCCACGGGCATCGAGAATTTGCAGCAAAAAGTTGCCCTTGTTTCGATGCATATGAAGAATACAAACATTTATAGTTATGAAAAAAATAATTGACTGGTTCGGTGGTACTGTTGTTAAAGATTTAATGTCAGGACTTGATAAACTGTTTACTTCAAAAGAAGAAAAGATTTTAGCAGAAAATGCCATCAAACAAATTATAGTTCAAAAACAATTAGAGTTGCAGAAAATGCAAACCGAAATAATAGTTTCTGAATCAAACGGAAACTGGCTTCAACGTTCTTGGAGGCCTATTTTAATGCTTGCGTTTGGCTTTATAGTGATTTACGTTAAGTTTTTAGCGCCTTTATTTAATTTTAGAATCCCAGAGTTAGAGAATGAGTTTTGGAACTTGTTACAGTTAGGGATTGGCGGCTATGTAGTGGGCCGTAGTGCTGAAAAGATTTCAAAGAATATCACAATCAAAAAATAAAATGGCAAAGAATCAAGACAGAGATATAAAAGTTGACAAAGTAAAAAAGAAACGAAAAGGCGTACATTCTAAATGCAAAAATTCGCATTCAAAGAAATCAAAGAACTACAAAAAAAAATATAGAGGTCAAGGTAAAAACTAAAAAGCGAAACAATTTTAATTTTTGTATTTTTGTGAATATTATAAAATTTTAAAATTATTTTTATGGCTTCAAATTTATATCAAACAAGCGAATTTCAAAAATTATCCTTTGGCGATAAGGGATTGCGAATCATAGCGGCTTCAGCTACTTCATTAGCGGGTGAAAACTTTTGCGCGATTCAAGCAATCGAAGGATCAACAATTTCTTGTGATGTCGATACTGTTGGCGGTGATTCTTCAATCACTTCATTAGCATTGTCTGCCGGGGTTGTTATTTACGGGAATTTCGATGATGTTGCCGTTGCAAGTGGAAAAGTTGTTTGTTATTTAAGATAATAGCAAATGATTGGATTAGGTTTAAAAATTCAGGTCAATCAGGCCATTGGTGAAGTTAGCACATTATTAAGTGCATTGCAATCGCGTGCAACATATTTTGAAAATGTAAGCGGAACAACTCAAATATTAAATGAGTTTGAAAGATGTTCAATTTAAAGGGAAAACAAAATGAGTAATTTATTACAAAAAGCATCAATAATAACAACGCCAACGGCTTATAATGACGGGAAATTATTAAGCGTTAAACCGGTTGAATATTACGGGCCTGAACTTGTAACCAATGGCGATTTTGCAACTGATAGTGATTGGACAAAAGAAGCGGGTTGGACTATTAGCGGAGGTACTGCAAATTTTTCTGGTGGAACTCTAAATAAAGCAATGTATCAAGCAGTTGGAATAACAAATGGTAAAACTTACAAAATACAATACACAGTTTCTTTTATTTCTTCTGGACAAGTTGCTGCAAGATTAGGAGGTATGTCTGGAATAGATGAAGTGACTGCAACAGCTATTGGAACTTATACAGGATATATAACTGCAACAGGAAGTGCAAATGGCAATATTAATATAGAAGATAATAATAATAATTTTAATGGTTCAATAGACAACGTATCGGTAAAAGAAGTAATAAACGCCGATTTCGACTTCACAAGGGGTTCTAGCGCTACTCGCGTGGGTTCTAATGGACTAATTCAAACTGTTGCTAGTGGACTTCCAAGAATTGATTATAGTGGCGGAGTTGGCCACATATTGACTGAACCGGAGAGGACTAATTTATTTACACAAAGCGAAACTTTTAGTAATTGGAGTAATTCTCAATCAACCAAAACAATAAACTCAGGTATATCGCCTGATGGAAGTAATACAGCAACAAAAGTAAAACCTACTACTACAACATCGGCTTGGGCGGGT